AGCCGGATGTGCCTCCTGCAAGGCGGCGATCGTCGCGGCGTCGGGCGGCGTCGCCGCCCCGCCGCCGTCCCGCATCGCCGCGACCAGTGCCGCGAGTTCGGCCGGCGTCGCGCGCCAGAAGGCGTCGGGGCTCCACCCCAGGATCGCCCCCGCCGCACCCGCCAGCCGCACCGCCGCCGCCGTAAAACCGCTCATCGCCCCGCCAAAATCTGGTGGAGCAGGTGGCGCAGCACCGGCGTCAGTTGGGCGAGCCCGAGCGCGACCAGCGCCTCGCCCAGCGTCTCGCGCGTCATCCCCGCCGGCGGCTCGCGCAGGCAATGCCAGAACAGGGCGACCAGCTCGCCGATCGCCAGCTTGCCGTCGGCGGCGCGGGTGACGAGGTCGAACAGCGAGCCCAGCTCCTGCTCCGCCGCGACCAACGCCTGGAACGACGGCCGCAGCACCAGCTCGCATCCATCGACCCGCACGGCGCATTCGCCGCGCGCCGGATTGGCCGCCGCGCTCATGCCGCCACCACCGGGCCGGAGCTTTCGAGGCTCAGCGTATAGGATCGCTCGCCGTTGAAATCGCCGGTATAGTCGAGCTTGGTGACGAGGAAGCGGCCGGTCATGCTGTCGCCGCCCTCGAAGCTCAGCCGGTAATCGTCGATCGTCCCGGCGAGCGCATTGGCTCTGATCCGCGCCTCGCCCGCCGATCCGGTGAACACGCCCGCGCCCGAGACGCTGACGCTGCGCACCCCGGCGCCCGACAGCAACTGCCGCCAGCCGCCCGAATCCTTGTTGGTGATCACCACCGTCTCGCCGTTGACGCTCATCTGCGTCGTCCGCAGCCCGGCCACCGTCGCGAACGCCGGCGCCGCCGCGCCGTCGCCGATCTTGAGCAGAAAGGCACTGCCCCGTTCCACCGCCATCGTACGTCTCCTGGTTGAATAGAAAGAGCGGCGCCTGCCCGCTCCCCCGCCCCGCCTCCCATCGGCATCATGACTGGGAGGCGGTGCGGGGGAGCGGGCAGGCGCCGCCAAACGCGCTTCTGCGCGGTCCCGATCAGTTGATCCGGAACATCCGCACCGCGAACAGGCAGGTCGCGGTCCATTGCTCGCCCCGCTCGGAGCGGGCGTCGCCGCGCACCTCCTTGCCGTGGACGATGCGGCTGCGGGTCAGCGTCAGCGCGGCGAGCCGCCAGCCCGCGCCGAGATCGGGCGGGATCGCCGCCATCGCCGTCTCGACCTGCTCGACCAGCATGCGCAGCCGGTCGGGCTGTTCGCCGCTGTCGGTGCAGGTGACGCCGATCGTGCCGATCCGCCCGCTCACGCCCACCGCATCCGCCCCGGCGAGCACCGCGTCATCCAGCACGACGCGCGGCAGCGACGCGCGCAGCGGCGGCGCGGTGAACACCCGCATCCGCCGCGACAGCTGCGCCAGCGCCGCCGCCTGCAACACCGCCGCCGCGCTCACCGCTGCACCGCCGTCGCCAGCCGCAGCCGCCGGTACGGCCGCCACAGGGCCGCCACCGCGGCGGGCGGCTCGCCGCGCCCGTCGCGATGCTCGAACAGATGCGCGGCGAGCAGCACCACGCCCTGCGCGATCGGCGCGGGCACCGTCGCCCAGTCCGCCGCCAGCCCTGCCGTATAGGACACCGTCCCCGTCGCGGCGGTGCGCACCCAGCCGATCCCGCCACGATCGATGTCGAGCGCGACTCCGTCGACCGGCGCCACGATCGCCCGCACCGGCGCCTCGTCGAGCAATTGCCAGTCGGGCGAGGCGACGACGGGCTGATCGAACCTCCGCTCGATCAGCCGCTGCCCGCAGAATGCCTCGGCCAGCGCCAGTGCCGCCGCGGCGGCGCGCACCAGCACCCCGTCCGCCGCCGCCATCCGCAGATAGTCCGCCGCCGCCGCCGCGGCGGCGGTGATCGCCGCTTCCATATGCCCCCCTCCCCTGTCATCCCGCTGCGGCCGCGCTCAGGCGGCGGCGAATTTCATCAGCTTGATCGCCTCGCTGTCGGCGACGCAGCCACCGATCCGCTTGGTCGCGTAGAAGCTGACGAACGGCTTGTTCGAATAGGGATCGCGCAGGATCGTCGTCTCGCCGCGCTCGGCGATCAGATAGCCCGCGGTGAAATTGCCGAAGGCGATCGCCGCGGCGTTGGCGGCGATATCCGGCATGTCCTCCGCCTCGATCACCGGATAGCCGAGCAGGCTCGCCGGCCGCCCGTCGGCCAGCCCCGGCTGCCACAGCGGATGGCCGTCGCCGGTCTTGATCTTGCGGATGCGCGCGAGCGTGCTCGCATTCATCACCCAGCAGGCCCCCTGCCGATAGGGCGCGCGCAGGCTCTGCATCAGGTCGATCAGCCGCTCGTCCGCCGCGCCGGCGAAATCGCCCGCCGCGCCCGACGGCAGATATTGCAACGTGCCGAGCGGGCGCGCGCCATCCCCGGCGGTCGACACCGGCTGCGTCAGGAAACCGCGCGGGCGATTGTCGCCACTGCCGGCGACGAACGCCGCACCCTCCGCCCGCGCGAATTCGGCGGCGATCTCGCCCGCCAGCCACAGCTCGACGTCGAACGCCGCATCGTCGAGCATCGCCTGGCTCGCCGAGGGATTGGCGTAGAGCTCGCCCATCGGCGGCGCGAGTTCGGTGAACACCGGCGTCGCGCTCTCCGGCCGCGGCCCGGTCTCGCTCGCCCAGCCCGACGGCGTGCCGCCGCTGGTGATGAGCTTGCGATAACCCGCCGATCCCACCGTCACCACCTTGGCGATCGCGCGGATGGGGGATGCCTGGGTCAGCACCCGCGCGATCTCGGCATCGATCTCGCGCGGCACGGCATAGCCGCCCGCTTCGTCGCTCACCGAGGTGAAGGCCTTGGTTTCCAATATCGTGCCCTGCCGCACGAAGCCTTCGAAAGCCCCGTCCGCCGGCGCCACGCGTGCGCCGTCCAACGCCGGCCGATCGACCACGTCCATCGTCATTCTCCCTCCAGAAACCCTGTGCCGGGTCAGCCGACCCGATCGATCCGCGCCCCCGGCTGCATCGGCACCGCGACGAGGCTGACCTCGGCGAGCGCGACGCGCAGCAGTTCGCGCCGCGCACCCTGCGCGATGCGCAGCGGCCGGTAGCCGACCGACAGCCCGTCGACCGCCCGCGCCCGGACCAGAGCGGCGAGCCGGGCATCGTCGATCTCGCCCGCGATGCGCAGCCCGCGCGCATCCTCGCCGATCGCCGCGATCCGGCCGATCGGCGCACCGCGATGCTGCCAGAGCAGCGGCACGCGCTCCGGCCGCGCGAAGGCGCCGGCGCGGATCACGTCGCCGGCACGATCGGCGCGATCGAACAGCGCCGCATAGCCGGCGAAGCGCAGCGCGCTCATTCGAGCCACGTCCGCCAGCCGAGCTTGACCGCGAAGCCGGCGAGCAGCAGCGCCCCCGCCAGCCGCATCAGCCAGCCGGCGAGCGCCTTCCACGCCGATCGTTTGGCGTCGCGCCACGTCGCCAGCAATTCGCGCAGCGCGGCGAGATCGTCGCGCGCCTCCTCATCGGCGAGGCCGAGCCGCTTCAACGCGCGCATCGCCGACAATTCGCCCGCCTCCTCGGCGATCGCGCGCATCGTCGCGAGATTGCTGCCCTCGCGTGCCGCCTGCGCCATCAGTTGCGCCAGAACCTCGCTCATCGTTCCACTCCCACCATTTTGCGTTTCTCGTCGTCGGTCAGGAAGCTCGCCGCGCTGACGCTCGCCCACAGCCGCTCGCGGTCCTCGCTCAGCGCCGGCACGCGATCGAGGTCGACGCGCAGACGCGCGCCCGCGAACCATCCGGAAAGGCCCTGTGCCAGCCCCGCGAGGATCGTCTCGGCGAGCGGCAGCACGGTCAGCCGCCACAGAGCGCGATTGGCCTCGCGGTAATTGGCATAGGTCGCGTCCCCGGGCAGGCCGAGCAGCATCGGCGGCACGCCGAAGGCGAGCGCGATCTCGCGCGCCGCCGCCGCCTTGAGGCCGATGAAATCCATATCCGCCGGGCTCAGCGACAGCGGCTGCCAGCGCAGTCCGCCCTCGAGCAGCATCGGCCGCCCGGCATTGCCCGCACCGCCGAAGCCCGCCTCCATCTCGCTGCGCAGCCGCGCGAACTGGTCGGGCGACAGCGCCGCGCCATCCTGCGGATCATAGACCAGGGCGCCCGACGGCCGCGCCGCATTGTCGAGCAGCGCCTTGTTCCAGCGTGCCGCGGCATTGTGCACCGCCACCGCGCCCGCCGCCGCGCCGAGGCAGCCCATGCCGTAATGATCGTCGGTCGGGTTATAGCCGCGCAGATGCACCACCGCCGGCCGCGCGCCCTCGGCATCGAGCCGCGTCCGCCGCTCGCCGACGCGATAGACGTACGCCGTCGGCCAGCCCGCCGCGTCGAGCTCGGCGGTGACCCGCTCGGGCCGCAAGGCGTAGAGCGCGGCGACCTCGCCCTCACCGTCGCGCAGCAGCTGGACATAGGCATTGCCGTGCAGCAGCATCTGCGCCGCGACGCTCTCCAGCAGCGCCTGGCCGCCGGTCCGCGCCTGGACGAGCGCGGCGAGCGCCGGCGCGCTGGCGACGACCGGCGCCGCCGCGACGCTTTCCGCGACCAGCTTGACCGCGCGCTGCGCGATCGCATTGCCGCCATAGCCGTCGCGCACCTGCGCCTCATAGGAGCGCGGCCAGTCGCCGACCGACACCCCCGTCGCCGCCCGCGACAGCGCCGGCCGCGCGCCCTCGCGCGCCGGCTTGCGTCCGAACAACCGCATGATCGTCTCCCGCCATCGATAGGAGCGCAAACGTCGCCGACCGACGCGCGCGTAAAACGTCCGTGCTTCCGCAAAGGCAGGAGCCCAGGATCACACGGACAAGCCTGCGTTGGTCTGCCCGCGCCGGAGCGCTACAATCCCCGCACCCCCGCCTGCGCACGCCGACCGAGCATCAGCTCGCTCAGCGCCCATACCAGCGCATCGGCGCGGTCCGGCGACCGGCCCGGCCCATGATAGCCGCCGCCCGCGATCAATCCGCACAGCTCGTCCTCCAGCGCCGGGAAGCGCCCGGCGTGCCGGACCCGGCCGCGTTCGTACAGCGTGGCGACCGGCTCGGCCCGCGCCACCTTGCCGCGGCTGGCACGGACCAGCGTCACCGGCAGCGTCACGTCGGCGGCGAGCAGCACCGATCGCACCATCGCCCCGCCCTGATTGGCCTCCGCCACCACCCGGTCGGCGCGATGCCGCGCCGCGCACTCCGCCGCCGCCCGCGCCCATTCCTCCGGCGTCCGCGCGACGTGGCTCGCATCCTCCAGCACATAGCCGATGCCGGCATCGTCGCGTCCGACCGCGACGATGCCGCAGGCGTCGCCCGGTATGCCGTCGCCGCCCGCCGGCGGATCGATGCCGACGACGGTGCGGACCAGCGCCGACGGCGGTTCCGCCCGGCACGCCTCGATCCCGCCGCGCGTCCACAAGGCGCCGCCGAGATCCTCGATCAACTCGCCGTCGAGCTCCTGCCGGCCGAGTGCGGTGCCGCCATAGGCCTCTTCGACCTGCGCGACGAAGCGCGCCGGCAGGTACGGATTGTCGCGCGTCGCGCCCCGCGTCTCGATCAGCCCGCGGGTGCGCAGCAGGCGCTTCATCAACGCGGTCGGCTGCGGCGTCGTCGTCACCACCACGCGCGGTGCCGGTCCGCGCCGCATCCCCATCATCAGATTGTCCCATGCGGCATCGCCGCGCCGCCACTTCGCCAGTTCGTCGCACCAGGCCGCGCTATGTTCGGGGCCGCGCAGCTGATCGGGCGCATCCGCCGAATAGACGCGCGCCAGCGCGCCGCTCGGCCAGCGCAATTCGCCGTGGCTGATCCGATAGCTCGGCACCTGCTGCGTCTTGGCGACCGCGCGCAGGCCGCTCGGCCCGTCGATCATCACCCGCCGCACCTCCGCCGCGGTCGCGCCGACCAGCGCGATACGCGCCGCCGGATCGCGCGCCACCGCGCTCACCCATTCGGCCCCGGCGCGCGTCTTGCCGAAGCCACGCCCGGCACGGATCAGCCAAATCCGCCAATCGCCGTCGGGCGCCACCTGCCCGGCGCGCGCCCAGCCGCCCTGCCAGCGTTCGGCCAGTTCGCGCGTCGCCGCGGCCGGCAGCGACCCGATCACCCACCGCCGCTCCGCTTCCGGCAGAGCGGCGAGCGCCGCGACCATATCCCCCGCGGCCCCGCTCATGCCGCATCGCCCTGCCGCGACCGCCCGGCGACCTTGGCGAGCCGGTCGAGGATCAGCGCATCGGTCTCCTCGCGCGTCGCCACCGCCGGCGCTGCATCGCCCGCCGGGGCGCGGCGCCCCGCCAGCACCAGCCGCATCGCGGCATCGCGATCGAAGCCGCCGTCACCGTGGAGGATCGCCGCGATCATCTGCGTCTCGACGAGCAGCCGCGCGGCCTCGGTCGCCGCCCGCCAGCCGCGGGCGAAGCCGTCGTCGTCACACAGCCGGCGATATGCCTGCGTCACGTCGACCGCCGCCGCCTCGGCCGCCGCCGCGGCATCCTGCCCCGCGGCAATCCGGTCGAGAAACACCGACGTCCGTGTCGGCGTCCACCGCTGCCGACCGCCCGCCGCCCTGCCTCGCGCCATCGCCCGCCTCCCGCTCCGCAAACGAAAGGCCGCGGCGCCGGACGGTGTCGCCCGATGCCGCGGCCCCGCCCGCAATTCCTCATCGTTCCTGTTTTGTACTCAAACAGTGTGACGATGTCAAGCTTTTTGTACCAGATAGGTTTTGTCGGATTACGACCTATTGTGAACGCTCACAATCTCTGATCGACCTGTCCAACTAATTGTGTCACAATCGGTTTCATTGCAGATACAGGCGGAGAGGACGGCCAACGGCACGCGCGGGCGGATCGGTGCGGGCGACGGTCAGCTTTCCGGCGGGAACGGCAGAGACGGCATGACGCACGATCATAACCGATTAAACCGAAACGATTTTTTATGAGGATGGCGTTGGGACCCGCGGCGCACGGCCTGATCCGCTCGGATCTGACCGTCGTCGACATCGACTCGGCCTATGAGTCGATCCTCAGCCTGCCGCGTGGCGCGATTATCGGTCACAGCGTCCTCGACACGCTCGCCGCCGCCGATCGCCCCGCCGGCGAACGCCAGCTCCGCCATATCCTCGACAGCGGCGAGGCGCGATTCTTCACCCATCGCCATGCGCGGGCCGACGGCAGCATCCTGTGGGTCAACCTCCACGTCTCGCGGATCGGTGCACAGGGTGACTGGCAATTGGCGGTGACCTGCCAGCCGTTGCGTGAACCCGACGTCTCGCCGTCGGCGGTCGAGGCGCAATGGCGGATGGCGCGGATGCTGCTGACCGCGATCGGCCACGGCAAGCGCGCCTTCGGCCAGGCGCTGATGGGCAATCCCGCCACCGAGATCATGCTCAGCGCCTATGTCGCGGAGGCGGAGGCCCGCGCGATCAACGGCGGCGAGATCGCGCGGCGGATCACCGTCGACTGGCTGCTCGCGCGCCGCTGGCTGCTCGCGCTCGGCAATGCCGGTTTCATCGAGCTCGAACGCCCCGGGCCGATCACCGACGATACGCCGATCCGCCTCAGCCCGCAGGCGCTGGCGATGCTGGAGACGATCTTCGGTTCGCTGCTCTCGGTCGCCCAGGGCATGCCCGTCGAGGCGTGATCAGCGCGCCTTGCGCCGGCGCAGCGCCAGCCGCATCCGCGCCAGCCAGCTGCGCGGCAGCGGCGGCCGCAGCGGTGCGATCAATGGCTCGAACTCATGCGGCTCGAACGGCACATGCGCCAGGTCGAGCATCAATCCGGTCACGTCCTTCGACAGGGTCGCGTGATTCTCGGCGTCATAGGTCGCGCGCAGCGCCTGGCCGAGCGGTTGCAGCTTCGCCTCCTGCCGAAGGCGCGATGGGTCCCGTCCGTTACTGCCGTCGTCGCCGCCATCCATGATTGCCGCCCTCGTCCGCATCCTTGAACGACTGGCGCGGGCAAGGGTTCATCGGTCAATCGGCCGCATCGTCCTCGCTGCCCGCGTCCGCCGTCGGCTCGCCGCCGCCGTAGCAGCGATCGAGATAGTGGTTGGCGATGATATAGTGGGCCCGCACCGCTTCGGGATGGGTCGCGCGCTGGGCCAGTTCCAGTTCGGTTTCCGCCCGTGCGTAGAAGTAGTTCGTGTCGTCGCGCATGTCCGTCGCTTTCCGGCGATACCGCGTATCGCAATTCCTATAACGTTTCGGCGCCCTGCCGGATCAACGGCTCGCCGCATCGGCGAGCCTGGCCCAGGCGGCGATCTCGGCGTCGCAATGCGCCGCGACCGTCAGGTCGCCCGCCCGCGCCTGCGCCGTGTCGACGCTGACCGAGCCGCGCCATTCCCAGGTCGCATTGCCCGACAGGCTGACCATCGCATCCCGCGCCACCTGCGCCCGCACCAGTCCGCCCTTGTTGAACACGGTGATCGCCGCGTCATACGCCAGCCGCCCGGTCAGACAGGCGGCGAAGGCCGAGGCGGCCATCGCGCTGCCGCAACTGTCGGTCAGCCCGACGCCGCGTTCGAACGTCCGCACGAACAGCGCCTGCGTATCCGCGTCGGCGTCGCGCAGCTCGACGAACGAGACATTGGCGCGGTTGGGCAGCCAGTCGGGCGCCGCTTCGCAGCTTTCGCCGATCGCGACCAGCTCCGCCTCGTCGATCCGGTCGACGAAGGCGACGAGATGCGGATTGGGCATCGCCACCGCGGTGAAGTGCCGGTCCGAGCCGAGCGGTGCCACCGGCGCATCGACGATCCGCCCGCCCGCGCCGTGCAACGGCCAGGCGGCGGCGTCGAGATCCGCCGGCCCCGCCGTCTCGCGTATCGTATAGACGTCGGGCGCCAGCGCCGCGTCGCGCGCCACCGTCGCGCGCGAGGTCTTGAGCTGCACCGTCGCCCGATCGATGCCCAGCGCCTCGAACCCCATGCGTGCGACGCAGCGGAGCCCGTTGAGGCATGTCTCCGCCTCGCTGCCGTCGGAATTGAGCATCGTCATCGCGAAGTCGGCGCCGTCGCCGGCGTCGCGGAACAGCAGCAGCCCGTCGCCGCCGACCGGCCCGCGCCGATCGGCGAGCGCCCGCGCCACCGCCGCCCATTCCGCCGCCGGCAGGGCGATGCCGCGCGCGTCGATCAGGGGAAAGTCGTTGCCCGATCCATGGCATTTGACGAAGTCGAAGCGCACCACATCCAT